ACACAACTGAAGGTAGTGATGGTGTACCAGTAGAAACTCTATTAGATTCTTCAGAAGTTACAGCAACTATGGGAACTTGGTACGATAATTTTGTAGCCAGTAAAAGCTAATGGAATATGAACTTGCAATGAAGCTGTTAGAGTTAGAACAGCATGATCTTGAAGATATTTTAACTAAATTAAAAATGGAGAATCGTGAAGCATACGATATACTAGTGGAGCTTGTCGACGATAGATTATAATGAATAATTATGAAAGATTTTTGAAAATAAAAAAATTTACTGATTGTGTAGGACCAATATACGGTACCGAAGATTTTGGCGTATACTTATATTCTGTAGTAAAAATGATGAAACCTCAGAATGTAGTTGAATTAGGGACTGGCCTAGGAACTACAATGTTATGGTGTTCTCAGGCTTTATTTGAAAACGAAAAAGGAATTATACATACGTTTGACGATGGATACGAATGGAATCGTATAAAAGAAGCTAAAGATCGTATTGGTGAACATTTTAAAGAAGATTATCTTTTATATGTAGAAAATTTAATTGATTCATTTGACATTAGAGCTAGAGTTAATTTTCATCCTATAAGGATAGAAAACATAAAATCAGAAAGTCCTATCGATATATTGTTTTGCGACTTTGCGCATGGACCAGAAGATATTATAAAACTTCTATCAGAATTTCTTCCACAAATGAATGAAGTAAGTAAAATATATATTGACTCTGCGTCAACTCATTATTCGTCGTATCACACTTTAGAAAAAATAGTAGATATGTTTAACAGTAATGTAATTCCTCGATCTATTCTTCAATTAAGTAAAGATGAAAACATACATCGAGTAATTCATACTCATCAGTTTAAATTAGATCATATTATAGAAAATAAAGATAGAAAACAAAACAGCACTGCTTGTATTTCAATACAGCCTTATGATATATTTCCGAGGTAATAATGCAAGTAATTGATAATGTAGTCAGCGAAAAATATTCAGAATTAATATTTGAAGAATGCGCAAAATTGCCATGGACGTTTGTTCCAGACATATCGTTTGGTAGTCAGGCAAAACGCAGTGTTCCTGGTTTTTCTCATTCTTTTTATTTACATGAAGAATTTAATAATAAAGAAAAAAAGACAATACAATCAGAAAAATATTCTTTAATTCAGCCACTTTTATTAGAAGCTTTTGATAAATTAAATATTAACATTGATTTAAATAATATCTTTCGAAGTCGTGCAAGATTAACACTTGATCGACCTGAATTATCTGAAGAAGATCGTATTGATAATATTCATGTAGATTATAAGATACCTCATTTAGTTTTAATCTATTACGTTAACACTGTTGACGGAGATACTTTGGTATATGAAGATAATAAAATTATAGAAAGAGTATCGCCGAGAAGAGGTAGATGTTTACTATTTAACGGCTCATTACAACACACATCAACCAGTCCTGCACTTGGGCCAAGAATCATTATTAATAATAATATAAGGTGAAACATGCATCCAAATCAAGAAAATATTTTTAGTACTCCTATTTGGGGATTTGTGTTAAAAGATCAGGTTTATCAAAATGCTGATTATACAGATTATATTTTAAATCTCCAAGAAAAGCAATATTCTGAAGTTAAAAGTAATAGAGGCGGATTTCAAAGTAAAGATGATCTACATACACACGGAATATTTCAAGAATTCAATAGTGCTATTTTATCTGCATGTCAATCCATTTTACCTGATGAGTCAATATATATGCAATCAATGTGGGCGAACATTAATGAACACGGTGATTTTAATATGCCACACACTCATGAAGGAGCTTTATCTGGGGTGTTTTATTGCAAGACTCCAGAAAATTGTGGTCATTTAGTTTTTTTAGATCCTGCTGTTAGAAATAACAGTCGCATAGTAAAAAATAAAAATTTCGCGTGTAAACCAGAGCCGCTAGCTTTAATTGTATTTCCAAGTTGGCTAGAACATTATGTAGAACCAAGTCAATCAGAAGAATTAAGAGTCAGTATTAGTTTTAACATAGGAATCAAAGAGTTATAAATAGTCATGAATACTTTTAAACGGAGAATTCTATGGCAAATCCTACATCTAGAGCGACATTTATCGATTATTGTAAAAGAAGACTAGGTGATCCGGTAATCGAAATTAATGTTGATGAGGATCAAATAGAAGATCGTGTAGACGAGGCGATACAATATTGGCAACACTATCATAGTGAAGCTACGTTTCGATCTTATGTTTCGCATCAAATAACCGAGACGGATGTTACTAACAAATATATTACTGTTGGTTCAGACGTATTATACTTAACACGATTATTTAATTTATCTAGTGCTTTTCAAGGCACAAGAAATATGTTTGATATTAAGTATCAAATGATGCTTAATGATATCGCTGATATGCATAATTATATCGGTGATTTGGCATATTTTGAACAAATGCAACAATATCTTTCTTTATTAGATCAAAAACTTAACGGACACCCTTTAACAGAATATGTTAGAAAACAAAATAGATTATACATCTTTGGAGATTTCGAAGATGACGATATTCAAAAAGACGACTATATCGTATATGAAGCTTATAAAATTATAGACCCTAATTCTTTTTCAAATGTGTGGAATGACATGTGGTTAAAATCATATGCAACTGCTTTGATTAAACAACAATGGGGAATCAACTTAATTAAATTCGAAGGTATGCAACTTCCAGGAGGAGTGATCCTAAACGGAAGACAAATATTTGATGATGGTACAGCTGAGGCAGAAGATTTAAGAGAAAAAATTAGATTAGAACATGAACGTCCACCAATGTTTTTCGTAGGTTAACATGGCAAGAAATATTTACTTTACTGACAAAGTCAGATCAGAACAAAACTTATATGAAGATATTGTTATAGAATCTTTGAAGATCTATGGACAAGATGTTTATTATATTCCACGTGATCTTGTTGGTGAAGATAAAATTTTTGGTGATGACGTACCTTCAAGATTTAATTCATCTCATAAGATTGAAATGTATATTGAAAATATCGAAGGATTTGAGGGAGAAGGAGATCTCTTTACTCGATTCGGTGTTGAAATTAGAGATGAAGCTACATTTGTAGTATCAAGAAGAAGATGGACACAGCAAGTTGCAAGAATGGATAACGAAATTACTTCGGTTAGACCACTTGAAGGAGATCTTATCTTTCTTCCAATGAGCAATAAATTATTTCAAATCATGCATGTTGAGCATGAGCAACCATTTTATCAATTAAGCAATTTACCTGTCTTTAAGTTAAGAGCTCAATTGTTTGAGTATAACGATGAAGATCTCGACACTAATATCGCAGCAATTGATAAGATCGAAAGAGATAACGCATACACATATATCCTCACTTTAGGAGAAACTGGTATTATTGAAGCTGGTAAGATTGTGACACAGACACTTTCATCTGGTGTTCAAATTAGTGGTGAAGTTTCTAAGTACTCAGATTCAGATCAGAAACTGCATCTTGTTCATGTTGGAGCAGATGATGGTAAGTTCCACACATTTATTTCAGGAACAAATATTACTTACGATTCTCAAGGACTAACTGCTACTCGTACTGTTTCTGCAGTCGGCGAAGAGAATAAGATATCAAGTACTGAACAGAATCTAGATTTTGCCACAGTAGGTGGAGGTTTCTTAGACTTTAGTGAAGATAACCCATTTGGAGATCCGGAGAATAACTAATGACAGACGACATTTTTGATTTCGGTTTTACCGCAGTTGATGAACAAGAACTTGAATCTGTTCAAAAGGCGACTACACAATTAGATCGTGTATCAAACACCGCATCAAGCACTCAAGAAAAGTTGGATAAATTGTATAATGCAATTACACCACTTTTAAATAATTTAAAGAAGAATCCAGAAAAGGAATACATTTTGTGGCCAGATCGATTAACAAAAGTTGAAGCTTTTGAAGATCATCTACAGAAGATTTATAAAGGCTAAACATGTTTGGTACTCATTTTTATCATAAAAAGACTCGTATTGCTGTAGCAATTTTTGGAAAATTGTTCAACAACATTTACGTGTTACGTACTAATTCTAATAACGATGTTATTAGTCAAGTCAAGGTACCTTTATCGTATGCGCCAAAAGCTAAATTCTTAGAAAGAATTCGCAGTCAGCCTGATTTAGATACTGATCAATCAGTTGCTATTAAGCTTCCAAGAATGTCTTTTGAAATTACATCAATTGCATATGACAATGCTAGGCAGTTGCCAAAAGTAAGTAACTTTGCGACAATTGGTACAGATAATACAAACAGACAAAAGTTTTTTTCTCCAGTACCATATAATATAAATTTTCAATTAAACATATATGCTAAAACTCAAGATGACGCGTTACAAATTGTGGAACAAATTTTACCTACGTTTAATCCACAATACTCATTAACAATTAAACCATTTGGTACTGAATATCCTACATTTAAAGAAGATGTTCCGATTATTATTGAAGGTGTAGGATTTCAAGACGATTTCGAAGGTGAAGTAGCGCAAAGAAGAACTATTATTTATAATATGGAATTTCAGATGAAATTAAATTATTATGGTAATATTGGAACAAGTGATATTATTCGTACTTCTAAAACTCGAGTTTTCCAGCAAGATGTAGGATTAAAAGATTCTGACGAACAGATAGAATTAATTACAGTAACACCTAATCCATTATCTACAATTGGTTTAGCAGATAGTGATTTTGGATTTACAGAAACAATTGAATTGACATTTGGAGATAGTGCATGACCGATAAAGTGAAAAGTGATTATGAATATTCGCGTGATACTTATTATGAAATCTTAGAAAAAGGTAAAGAATCACTAGAACTAATGATCGAAGTTGCAAGAGAATCAGAACACCCTAGAGCTTTTGAAGTTCTTTCTGGTATGATGAAAAATATGGCAGACATTAACGATAAGTTAATGGATCTCAATAAAAAGAATAAAGATATTAATAAAGAAGATATTAAACAAGTTACTAACAACAACGTGTTTTTAGGATCAACTGCTGATTTACAAAAACTTTTGAAAGATGATAATATAATTGATGTTACACCAGAACCAGAGCGAAACCTATCTAGGTAATGTAAATGTAAAACGTGATGGTGTCGTTCAGGAATGGACACAAGATCTCGTAAAAGAATACGCAAAGTGCATGAATGATCCTGTGTACTTCGCAGAAAACTATTGTAAAGTAATATCACTTGATAAAGGTTTAGTTCCTTTTGAATTATATCCTTATCAAAAGAAAATGTTTGAGGCGTTTAATGAGCATCGGTTTAATATTGTCTTGGCTTGCAGACAGTCCGGAAAATCAATATCGGCATGCGCCTATCTTTTATGGTTCGCGCTCTTCAATTCAGAAAAAACAGTTGCGGTTCTTGCGAATAAAGGGGCAACAGCTAGGGAAATGTTATCTCGCATTACGCTCATGCTTGAAAACATTCCGTTCTTTCTTCAGCCCGGTACGAAAGCTCTTAATAAAGGTTCTATTGAGTTCAGTAATAATTCCCGTGTACTTGCCGCTGCTACTAGCGGGTCTTCTATCCGTGGCTTATCTGTTAATTTACTTTATCTAGACGAGTTTGCTTTTGTAGAAAGAGCAGCTGAATTCTATACTTCAACTTATCCAGTTGTTTCTGCTGGTAAAGATACCAAAATTATTGTAACTTCAACTGCTAATGGTATTGGTAATACTTATTACGATATCTGGCAAGGCGCAAGTCAAGGTGTAAATGAATTTCATCCTTTTAGAGTCGATTGGTGGGATGTTCCTGGTCGTGACGAAGAGTGGAAAAACCAAACCATCGCAAATACAAGTCAATTACAGTTCGATCAAGAATTTGGCAATACATTTTTTGGCACCGGTGATACATTAATTAATGCAGAAACTCTCATGAGTTTACGCGCTAAAAATCCTAAACAAGTACATGAAGGTGGCGACTTACTCATATACGAAGAAGTCGTCGCAAAACACGAATACATCATGATGGTAGACGTAAGCAAGGGAAGAGGACAGGATTATTCTACCTTTACTATGATCGATATTAGCTCTCGCCCGTTTTCACAGGTTGCTGTATATCGCAACAACACTATCTCTCCCTTGCTCTTCCCTAATATTATATATAAGTGGGCTGGTGTCTACAACAAAGCTTATGTTGTAATTGAATCAAATGATCAAGGCAGTCTTGTCTGTAATGGTTTATATCGAGATTTAGAATATGAAAACATTCATATGGAATCAGCAGTCAGATCAGATAAAATCGGAATTGAAATCACAAGAAGAAGTAAAAGACTCGGTTGCTCTTCTATTAAAGATATTTTAGAAAATAAAAAGTTAAATATTGTCGATGAAAATACAATACTTGAGATCTCAACATTTGTCGCGAAAGGTCAAAGTTATCAGGCATCTGATGGAAATCACGACGATCTGATGATGAATTTAGTTTTATTTGGATATTTTGTTTCTACTCAGTTCTTTGCAGATTTAACAGATATTAATTTAAAACAAATGTTATTTGAAAATAAAATGAAAGAAATACAAGATGATATTGTACCATTTGGATTTATAGATGACGGTGAAAGTCATAAAAATGATTTAGATAATAGAGAAAACCCATGGCACAAACAGTGGTATAACGCAGATGAAGAGTATTAAAATTTCATTTTATATAAATAATACTGAGTTTTGAACAACCGTATTATGAAACACTTATAATTAATCAAATCGAGAAAAGGACAAGCCCATGGCACTTTTTACACCTTCACAATCACCTGCGGTTGTTGTTAAAGAAATTGATGCAACTGGCGGTGTGCCAAACGTACAGACGTCGACGGGCGCTTATGTTGGCAATTTTAGATGGGGGCCTGTAGAAGAACCAACTTTAGTTTCGGGAGAAGCTGGATTGGTAGAAATCTTCGGTACTCCAAAAGAAGATAATGCGATGCATCTAGATTTTACTAGTTGTGTGCAATTTCTTCAATATTCAAATTCATTAAGAGTAGTCAGAATGATCGATTCTGGCGCAAAGAACGCTGTCGCCGCTAGAGGTGCTCAGCAAGATAGCGGTGGAGCAGCAATGTTTCCTACCGATCATACTGCTCAAGTAGTTAAAAACGACGGTCATTATTTAGGCCAAGAAGCCGGCCTTATTACGGATAACGTCGCATTTATTTCTAAGTACCCTGGAACTTTAGGTAATAGCTTAGTAGTTGAAATGTGTTTTGCTAATAAGAGCGGTTATGACGGCTGGTCATATAAAAATAGTTTTGACGGAAAACCTGGAACAAGTGTATATGCTTCAAACAATGACGCAACTGGAGATGAAGTTCACTTAGTTGTTGTCGATTCTGATGGAGCTATCTCAGGAACGAAAGGTCAGGTTTTAGAAGTCTTTCCATTTATGTCACTAGCAAAAGATGGTAGAAATCCAGAAGGAGTTTCTACATTCTTACCGACAGTGATTAACAATACATCAGAATACATTAAGATGCCACAGTTTTATGATCAATTTACTAACGATAGCCATCCGAACTCTGGGCTGTCTGCGGGTACTCTTACAACTATAGGTACTGCTAAAACATATTACGATAGTAGCTACGATAGCGCAAACGGACTAAGTATCATAGATAGCGGTGTGTTTAAAACACACTTTACTGGCGGTGCTGATAATACTGCATCATTGACAACTGGCTTAATTGAAACTGGATTTGATACTATGAGCGATAAAGAGACTATCGAAGTCGATTACTTAATTGCTCCATCTTTTGCAACATCCAGTGATCAAAAGACTGCAGTTAATGCCCTTGTAACTCTTGCAGAAAATACGCGTAAAGATTGTGTTGTTCTTGCATCACCAGCAAGAGATGACGTAGTTGGACAAGCTAGCGCATCAACTATTACAGATAATATTGTTAATACTGCTAATACTTTTACAAAATCCTCATATCTTATTATGGATGGAAACTTTGTTAAAGCATACGATAAGTTTAACGACAAATATCACGAAATTCCAGGTGCAGCAGCAACTGCTGGACTTTTAGCAGCAACCGATAGAAATTTTGCTCCATGGTTCTCACCAGCTGGTAATCGTAGAGGAAGATATTTCAATATTGCTGGAATTAATTACAACCCAGATAAATCTCAAAGAGATCAATTGTATAGAGCGAATGTAAATCCTATTGCTAATATCGTAGGCCAAGGCATTCTTCTCTATGGAGATAAAACAATGCTTGGTAGATCCTCTGCATTTGATAGAATCAATGTTAGAAGACTCTTCCTTGTTCTTGAGAGAGCAATCGCAGAAGCAGCAAAGAATGTTCTTTTCGAATTCAACGATGAATTTACTAGAACAGAATTTGTTAACGTAATTGAGCCTGTCTTAAGAGATGTTAAAGGTAGACGTGGAATCACTGACTTTAGAGTGATTGCTGATGAAACAGTAAATACTCCTGAAGTGATTGACAGAAACGAATTTATTGCAAACATCTTTATTAAGCCAGCTCGTTCTATCAATTTTGTCACACTTAACTTTGTGGCAGTAAGAACTGGTGTTGACTTCAATGAAGTTGTCGGCACAGTCGGCGTATAAGGAGGATAAATAATGGCTATTGGTAGTATCGACGACTTTAAAGCAAAATTAGCTGGAGGTGGCTCCAGAACTAATCTCTTTAGAGTTAGATTAAATAATCCTGCTGGCGTCGCCGCAGGACTTAACTTAGAACTAGCATCCTTCATGTGTGAAGGTGCTCAGTTACCTGAGTCAACTGTTGGTCTTATTGAAATTCCATTTCGTGGTAGAAGATTCAAAATAGCAGGCGAAAGAGTGTTCGCAGAATGGACAGTCACTGTTATTAACGATACTGAATTTGTTACACGAGACGGTCTTGAAAGATGGATGAACGCAATTGCAAACCATGCAGATGCTGGTGGATCTCAAGATCCTAGAAACTACTTTACTGATCTACACGTAGATCAGTTAGGTAGAGATAACCAGATCTTAAAATCATATACCTTTAAAGATGCATGGCCACAATCTGTAAGCGCAATTGATTTAAGCTACGCAGCTGAAGACATTGCAAGATTTACAGTAACATGGCAGTATCAGTATTGGGTATCAA